GATACAGTTAAAGACAAAGATGCTGGCTTTGATGCTCTTATCTGTTTAAACGGAATCATTTATGAAGTAGACCAGGATTATCTCTGGTCACGAGATGACCGTGGCTTATACGCAGTTGGTAGCGGAGGAAGCCTAGCCCTTGGTGCATTAGCCACTGGCTTTAGTAAGAACTCTATAAAGGCAGCAGAGTTTGCTGCTCGTAGAGCAATCAAGATTTCTGCCGATTACAACATAAGTGTTGGTGGAGATATAAAAATAATCACACAAAGGGGAAACACAATGCCAGCAATGAAGAAAAAAGTATCACCAGCAATGAAGAAGAAGGCTTATGCAATGGCTGAAAAGGCTGAATCAAAATCTGCAAAAGCAAAAGAAATGAAAAAAGGTATGGCAATGATGAAAAAGAAGGGCATGTAAATGTGTGCAGTATGTGGATGCGGAAACGCACAGGTAAATCAAGATGACAATTATGGAACAATTAACCCGTACGGCATCACTGCCCCTGCGGTCAATAATCCAACTACTCTTGGTGGAAAGTAAAGAAAACAAATGTCAGACCCAAGACTAAAGCGAGCAGGAGTGTCGGGCTTTAATAAGCCTAAGCGCACACCAAGCCATCCAACAAAGTCACATGTAGTTGTGGCAAAGTCTGGTGACCAGGTTAAAACTATTCGCTTTGGTCAGCAGGGTGTTAGTGGAGATAAGACTCCAACAGCAAGACAAAAATCATTTAAGGCTCGCCATGCAACAAACATTGCTAAAGGCAAAATGAGCGCAGCGTATTGGGCAGATAAGGTGAAATGGTAATGGCTAAAAAAGAAGTATGGGATAAACCAAACCCTAAGAAAAAATCTACACCGTTATCACCTGCTGCTAAAGCATCAGCCAAGGCTGCTGCTAAAAAGGCTGGCAGAAAATATCCTAATCTTGTGGACAACATGAGAGCAGCACAGAAGAAAGGCAAGTAATTATGGCTACAGGCTATGCAGGCTCCACACTCCAAGCAGAACTTAATAGGCTTGCCAATGCTGGCACATATCCAGCCCGTACTTTATTTAAAGATGCCCAAGGTGCTGCCAATCAATACGCTGGCACAACTGGCTTAGGTCTTGATGCAGCGCTTAATTACAAAGCAGACTCAACTCGCACACGAGATAAGTTTAAAAGTTTAAACGCAGTATGTAATGAACTTGCTGGCACCACAGGCAAGTCAGCCGTATCAGCCTTAAGGAGCATTGACCTGTGAGCACCCTTGAACAACTTACTGACCGCGTAGATACGCTTTTACATGGCTACAGTTTAAACATGGAATCAACTACATGGTTGACTGGTGCTGTAACAACTACAACACAGACAACCATTTCGGTTAATGATGCAAATGTTGTAAGCCGTGGCTTTATTCAAATTGATGATGAAGTTATGTATGTTAACTCTACAAACAATATTGACAATACTCTTACCCTTTCTCCTTGGGGTCGTGGGCAGCGTGGCACAGTAGCAGCAGTGCATGACAACTCATCTAAAGTAATGGTAGCCCCATTATTCCCACGCTATGAAATTAAGCGTGCTATTAACGACACACTTAATGCAATGTACCCAAGCGTATTTGCTATTGGTCAATACCAATTCTCATTTATTGCTGCTCGTACAACCTATGATGTTCCAGATGTAATACAAAATATCTTGTCTGTAACTCACCATGTTATTGGTCCATCTAAAGAGTGGTTACCAGTGCGTGCGTGGCAATTAGATAGAACAGCAAACCCAACAGAGTGGGGCACAGGCGGTAACTTCGGACATACTCTTGGTATCTACTCACCAGTAGTACCTGGGCGTACTGTCAATGTGGCTTACTCAAAACGCCCAACACTTTTTGACATCTCACAATTACCATCAGTTACACAAGAATATTCAACGGTGACTGGTATGCCTGACTACTCAGAAGATGTAGTTGTCTATGGCGCAGCCTTTCGTATGATTTCTTTCTTAGACCCATCACGCCTTGGTGCGCTATCTGCAGAAGCAGATGTGCTTGATAACCAGCGTGGAGCACGAAGTGGTGAGAACGCAGCACGCTTCTTGTTTAATGTTTACAACACCCGTTTAAACGAAGTGGCGGAAAACCAACGCCGTCAATTCCCAATTCGTTCACACTACCAGAGATAAGGCAACCCCATGGCAGCAGGCGACCCAGGCGTACTCAAGCGGAACTTTTCCGCCACAGCGATTGAAACAACACTCGTTAACTCTATTTCATCAGCAGCAACTGGCGATACAACCACAAGCGTTTCTGTTGTGTCTGTTAGCGGTTATCCATCTGTTCCATATACAATTATTATTGACCCAGATACAAACAAAGAAGAAGTTTGTACGGTAACCGCTGCATCATCTACAACTCTTACTATTACTCGCGGTCAAGATAACACCCTTGCAGTTGCTCACTCTGCTGGTGCTTCCGTACGCCATGGTGTATCTGGTCGTGACTTTAAAGAAGAACAAACTCACATTGCATCCCGTGGTTATGATGCTGATACTGCTATTCTTGCTAACGCTGGACAGACACATGTGCATGGACTTGTATCAGGCGATGGTTCAGTAGTTGGTGCAGACCAATCAGTAACCCTTACTCGCAAGACTTTGACAACTCCTACAATTAACGGTGCCACCCTTACAGGTACAGTAACTTCAACAGCATCTATTGTTGTCAGTGGTGCTGGAACAATTACTGGTCTTTCATCTGCTGGTATGACTACTTCATCTGCTGTTCCTTTGTCTTATATCAATGCTTTAATGGGAACATTTACAGCAGCAAGCACATCAGCAACATCTGCTGCTACTAGCGCAACATCTGCTGCAACCTCAGCAACTAGTGCTTTGACTAGCCAGACTGCTGCTGCAACTAGTGCAACTTCTGCAGCAACAAGCGCATCTTCTGCTTTAGCATCACAGACTGCTGCAGCCACTAGCGCTACCAGTGCTGCTGCTTCGGTAACGGCTGCTGCAACCAGTGCCACAAGCGCTGCTGCTAGCGCAACTGCTGCTGCTACTTCGGCTACATCTGCTGCAACATCAGCAAGTTCTGCTGCTGCATCGGTAGCAACAATAGCAAGTTATGCAAGTGCTGCCTCTACAAGCGCTACATCTGCTGCTGCCTCTGCAACCGCTGCTGCAACATCAGCCACAAGCGCTGCTACCAGTGCTGCCTCTGCTGCTGCTTCTACCTCTGCTGCTGCAGCCTCTGCAAGCGCTGCTGCTACAAGTGCTACTTCTGCAAGCGCAAGTCAAACTGCTGCTGCTACAAGTGCAACTAGTGCAGCCACATCAGCATCATCAGCATTAACTTCTCAAACTGCTGCAGCAACTTCTGCAACTTCTGCTGCTGCTTCTGCTTCGGCTGCTGCTACCTCATCAACTAGTGCATCAACAAGTGCAACTCAGGCTGCTGGTAGTGCAAGCGATGCTGCTACGATTTATGACAATTTTGATGATAGATATTTAGGTTCTAAAACATCTGCTCCAACAACAGATAATGATGGCAACACACTTCTTGTTGGTGCTATTTATTGGAACTCTGTTCTTAATAATATGTATGTATGGTCAGGTACTGTTTGGGTGCAAATTGCTACTACTAGCGTTTATACAGCACCTACTCTTGGTAGCCAGATTATTGCATCTGGTACTACATATACAAATATCAATGGATTAACTCTTAACTCAACTATTATACCTGCATCGGTAACTTTGGTTGATACCGCTTCGGCACAAACTATTAGCAATAAAACACTTAGTAGCCCAAGCATTAGTGTTGGTACCGTAACTGCAGACCCAACTACTGCTTTAGGTATAGCAAGTAAACAATATGTAGATGCAGTTGTTACTGCCATTAACTTTCACGCTCCAGTTGCAGCAGCAAGTAACACCAATTTTGTTGCTACTTACAACAACGGAACATCGGGTGTTGGAGCAACTCTTACATTTACATCAACTGGAGCAATAACTATTGATGGTGTTGCAGCAACAAGTGGTATTAGAATCCTTGTTAAAAATCAAACAACTGCTACACAAAATGGTATTTACACAGTAACAACTGCTGGAACTACTGGTGTTTCTTGTGTTCTTACCCGTGCTACAGATGCAGACAATAATCCTGCTGGCGAAATGGCTAATGGAGATATTGTGTTTTGCTCTGGTGGAACAATTAACATAGGTAAAACTTTTGTTAATGCAACATCAGGTACAATTACTATTGGTACTACAAATATTGTATATTCAGAATTTTCTAGTTCACTACCAATACAAACTGGTAATGCTGGAAAGTATTTAACCACCGATGGAACATCACCTTCTTGGGCTGCTGCATCTGGTGAAACCTTTAATCCACTACTACTGATGGGAGCCTAACCAATGGCAACAACATACAAGGTGCTGGGTCAGGTAAATCCAGCAGCATCAACAGCAACAACGGCATATACCGTGCCAAGTGCAACACAAACCGTAATATCAACTATTACTATTTGCAACATGGGTTCTGCCCCTGCTACATACAGGATTGCAGTAAGACCAGATGCAGAGGCTTTGGCTAATAAACACTATATTGTTTACGATGCCAACATAGCCCCACAAGATACAGAAACTTTAACATTAGGTATGACAGTGGATGCCACCGATGTCATAACTGTTTTATCAAGCACAGCAACAATGGCGTTCAATCTATTTGGAAGCGAGATAGCATAATGTCTGCAGGAAACATCAGAACAAACGGAAATAAAAGAAACTACGCAAGAGTAACTAACCCAACTACGGCTACGGCTACAGCATCAACAACTGCTTTTCAAGTTACTGTATCTTACACACCTAGTACATTAGGTCCTGCTGCAACTAGT